ACGCATCAAAACGTACCGCTACCGTGCACGCAACATCGGGGGAGACAATGCTTTTGTCAAACTCCGGTACGCGATTGGCACGACTCTCACTGTCCCCACTACGGATTCCTTCGTCCAAATGAACTCCATGACGTTTAACAGCGGCAACGATCTGTTTAACCTCCTGGGCAACACCCCTGGACTGAGCACGATGGCCTCGCAATTCACGCAGTACCGCATTGCCGGGATTAAACTCCGCATTACCGCCTGGCCCACGCAATCCACGCTCCCCATGGTCATCTTCACCAACGCCGCTGACCTTCCGACCAACATTCTGCCCACGCCTAACTCGAGCAATCTCCCTGAACAACGCTGGGCAAAGTACAAAGTCTGCAACCCAACCGCCGCAGGCGCGGCGCCCACTGTGCTCAACTCGTACTATTCGGTCAACAAAGTCACCGGGCCTGACATCACCACTAAGACTGACCTGGATTACACGGGCAGCATCGCCCCTGTCGCCCCTTACTGGCTTCTTCCCCCCGCGGCTGGACCGGAATTCACCATTGGCACTTACATGATGTCGGGCTTGAACCCCCCTGCCCCCACTAGCGTCATTCTGAAGATTGAAGCAACTGTGTACGCCAAATTCTACGGTAGACGCAGCCTTGTGTAATAAATTTTATTTTCTGTATCCTCCGGAAACCCTGCGCCCTGTCTTGAACACCTTTCTGTATGTCGTGATAATCACCTTCGCCCTACACTTCTTGCAGTACGCAATCTTCCCACCGCGCGAACCAATGACCATACCAATACGATGTGGATAGCACGCCATCTTGGGAACGAATGAAACTGACGTGGGGGGTCCGGGGGGACCCGAGGTCCCACCGGGAAAAAAAGCGAGGAGGGACGACGCTGCAAGCCCGCGGGCGGGGCCGTGAGGCCGCTCAGCCCTGCGCACCTTTTTCTCGCGCGACAAAAAAAAGTCCCCATTTTTCCTGGAAACCCGAGAGAACCAGAGAGAGAGGGGTAGGTTGCCTAGGGGGGGTCCGGTGCCGAGGACCCCTCAGTATTACCTAGGCAACCTCAGCACCAACATGGCTGCTCGGGACTCCGCAGCTCGCCACTGGTGCTTTACGCTCAATAACCCTGATCTATACCCTGATGAGATGTTGGAACAACTAAATGAAGCAGAGTACGTGGTGTTCCAGCTCGAGGAAGGCGAGAATGGTACACCGCACTACCAAGGCTACGTTATCTTGGCTGTACGCCAACGACTAGCCGCCCTACGCTCCCTATTCGATGGCCGCGCACATTGGGAAGTCGCGCGCGGTACTCCTGAGCAAAACCGAGCTTACTGTACGAAGGAGGGACGAATTGGAGAAATTACCGAATGGGGCGAAATTCCCCGAAACGCCGGGAAGGGAGCCCGCACCGACCTCGACGAACTTCACTCTGCTCTCAAGGCTGGACTCAATCAAGCCGACTACGCGAATGGATACTTCTCACTCTTCGTCCGCTACCCCAATCTTGTCCAAAACTACCGCATTTCGCAATTTGGAGCGCGCACCGGCCTTCAAGAAGCGCGCTGCATTCTCTTCATCGGACCGCCCGGAACCGGAAAGAGTCGACTCGCCCAGTGGATCGGAGACCGACTCGGAGATGGACGTGTCTTTCGAAAGCCTCCCGGAGACTGGTGGGATGGATACGGAGGCGAGCACACCGTCATACTCGACGATTTTCGAGGATCTTCAATGTCTTTCACAAAGTTTAAGCTTTGTGTTGACAGATACGCCCTTCGAGTGGAAGTCAAAGGGTCTTCATGTGATCTGGCGGCCACAAACTTCCTTGTCACAACGAACACGCAACCCCAAGACTGGTGGCAGCCCGATGTAGTCAACGGCGACATCTCTGCCATCACTCGGCGCATAACTGAAGTCTACTGGATGCCCCTGCTGAACCAATACCACCACTTCCCGGATTTTTCCTCGTACCACCGCGAGGTCTGTGTCCCGCGCCCCGAAACTGCCCCGTCCCCAGTTCTTTCTCAACTTGTCTGGGGAACAAATGGCCTTGAGACGCCGCTACCGTAAGCGCAAGCGCTATGTACGCCGTCGCCCCAATAAAAACCGAGGAATGCAACGCATCAAAACGTACCGCTACCGTGCACGCAACATCGGGGGAGACAATGCTTTTGTCAAACTCCGGTACGCGATTGGCACGACTCTCACTGTCCCCACTACGGATTCCTTCGTCCAAATG